CAACAAAAGAAACTGCTCTTTATCTACTGTTGTTTGTTCACTTGCTTTTAAAAGGTCAGCGTTCATAAGTTCACGGCTAGTTTCCAAACTTGTCAGTCGTGCGGTTATTTCTGTATAGGCAAAAATACCCATAGCAACAGCAGCGATTATGCCCAACATGTTTTTAATAGGCATGGCAACGGCTGTTTCGGAACTTACCTCCATTTACCTACCCCATATTTTTGTCCACAGCCAGTTGTCGAATTTGCCGACATAGCGATGAAATCCTTTAACTATAACCGACTTCTGTAAAAATTGTTTAAACACTTTTTTTACCTTTCCAATCTATCTTTTTAAAATTATGACCTGATGATACTAAACAGCTAATTTGGTTTTTTATACCTGTGTGGACAATAGTAAAAGTTTTTGCTTCAGACACGAAAATGGTAATTATTATACCATTATTAAAAATGCCTGTATGTTTTGGGTCTTCGTCATATTTAGTTTTAAGAAATTGTATCACACTAGGGGCAGGAGCACATCGCAACATTGGTTGAGCAATAATAGTTGGTTGTACTGGTTGCGCTGTTTGACAGCCAAATAAAAACAACAATGGTATAAGTCGGATCATTTTGATTTATCTCCATTTAATCCAACTCTATTTTCAATCTTGTGTTGAGTTCGCTCAAGCACTTCGAGCCTTGCCAAGACAGTAGCAGCCTCCCTGGCCCTCCGCTCCATTACCTCTGGCGACATCATTTTAGCGATTACGTCAAGCCTTTGCTGAGTTGTGCTTTGCGTGTTTTCGAGCTTATCAGCACGGCCATCAAATTTACGCATACGGCCTTCCATGTCTTTCAACATTTCTGTAAGTCGCTGAATTTGGTTTTTAGCAACAGCAGCAGCACCAGCCATAGAAACAATAATGCCACCTAGCGTAACTAATAATTTAATGTCAACTGAGCCATCCATTTAATAGCCTCTTACTAACATAATGCACTCTACAACGTAGCCCTTTTCTGGTGGGAAAGACCTAGCTGCACGTTTCTCGACCTCCTCAATAGAGGCAGCGTTTCGTATAGGAAAGTATAAAGTATTTTCATAATCTGCACTAATGCCTGTTTCCTCGTCCCACTCGTCACCATTACGGATAGCTGCA